ATAGTACTGCACCGGTTTATGCGTCCACACATCCGTGTACGGCACCTGCGCCGTCACGCCAAAATACCGCCGCAGATGCTTATATTCACTCTGCAGTTCCGTATACTGCCGGTTCAGCTCACTGTATGTGCTGACCAGTTGGTAATGGGACTTTTCCAGTTCTCCCCGCTGATGTTTCTCTTCTGCCACCCGGGCAAACAGCGACTGTAATTTCAGATAATCGCTTTCGTTCGGTAGCTGCCACTGACTGGCACTGAACCAGTGCGACACCATGTTTTTCTTTCCTGTGGCATCTGCAATCTGTTTTGCCGTTATCCCCAGGGCCGCGCGCGCATCACGAAAGTAAGAAATCAGCGGGGCCATCACATGCTGTTTCAGTGCCCTGCCCTTCGCCTCATACCCGGCATCTTTCGGACGATACGGCCCCTGATAATGTTCCGCGAACAGAATGCGCTCTGTGGCGGGGAAATACGCCCGCAGGCTTTCCTTGTTGCATCCGTTCCAGCATCCGGACGGCTTCGCCCAGATAATATGGTTCAGCACACTGAAGCGTTCACGCATCATGATTTCGATATCAGATGCCAGGCGATGACCACAGAACAGGTAAAGACTTCCGGCAGGTTTCAGCACCCGCCAGAACTGCGCCAGACACTGGTCCAGCCACTTCAGGTAATCATCGTCGCCCTTCCACTGGTTATCCCAGCCCTCAGGCTTCACTTTAAAGTACGGCGGGTCCGTGACTATCAGGTCAACAGAATTTTCGGGTAACGACCGGATAAATTCCAGGCAGTCGGCGTTGATTAACTCACAACTGGATATTTTTACAGTATTAAGCATGGATCATTAAACCTGTCTCTGATAGGCTCATTCTGCTTTTGCGCAAAGCAGTGGGCCTGAGGTTTGCTTGTGAACCAAACGCATGAGCAGATGGCTGGTGGGTGCCCCTAACACCCACCAGCCGCCCATTTACCACAAATAAAAAAGCCTTCACTGCGGAAGGCGTCTGTAACAACCGAACTGATAGTCTGCCAGACCCGCCATAACCAGCTGGGTCAGTATTAACTGGCAGCGTTCGCGTGAAAGGTAAGTATTCTGCGCTATCTCCCCGACTGTCGCCGGTTCGGTAACGCTTAATTCATTAAACACCACTCTGGCGGTTTCTGTCATATCCTGCTGTTTTAGCATGTCTTTTTCCCTTTTTCGGTTAACGTGACACACCAATAACTCTTGTAGAAAAAGCCAGCAAGCTGAAAGAACGGTATTAATAACCACCAGCGAATTTATTGCGCTACTGTATATCGCGGACACAAAAAAACCACCTTCCGGTGGCTTCCTTGTGCGAAAAAAACTTGCGTTTCGCCTCGCGATACAGCTTTGCGAAGCTTATACGGATTGAAGCAGTTTATTGATCAGTTTGCAACATTTTTCTCTGTAACAAAAGCCATGCGCATGGGGGCATATAACATAAATTCAGATACCCCCAACCATTGATCAATTCGGCGTCTGCACGTAACCAACGACCAATCAGGATGATCTGCATTTAACCTTTCGGCCATTTTCAGTTTGCTCATTCCCCGTCCTTCGTACCTTTGCCGGAGAACATTGATTAGCCCGGGATATTCCCCAAGCACCTCACTGATAACGCGATCAATAATCAACGCCTCTGTGTCTGTACAATGTGACAACCAGCTCTTCTGCTTTCCTCTTGTCATATCCCGAAAAAATGCCTCAAGTTCCGGTTTTTCCAGCCCGGATTTCTTCATTCTGCGTAAAACCTCATTAACTGCTGTTTTCGTCAGCTTTTTCGAAACCAGTAACCGGTTAAACATATTTCCGGATTTACCCCCACCGATATACGACCACCGCCCCCACATCCGTAATTTCCCCTGGATCCAGACTGCTTCCAGCGTGTTCAGGCGTAAATGTTCGCCGCTTTTGCCTGTAATTTCCGGATATATCATATTTACGCTCACTCACTCTCAATTTTGTAAATCTTCACACCCAGCCGTCCACCAGATACTGGCTGACCACGTACAATATTGATTTCATCAAACTGCTCGTCATCAATGAGCACTCCCGCATGCGTCAGCGCATCCAGCGGTGCTTTCAGGATATTGTCCAGGTCGCGACGACGCTTATCCGGTGGCTCTGCAATCACCTTTATCGCCAGCCTTCCGGACAGGCTTAATTTCAGCCGCTGCTGGCGAACAATAAGCGCCACAGCCCGGCGATAACGCTTTCCCTCCTCCGAGATAAAATATGTGCTGCCACGGCGTCGCCAGTAAGTGTTCACCGTCGGCGGGTAAGGTAAAACCAAATCTATGAGCATCAGTCACCTCTTTTACCCAAGCACGCCAGTTGCAAAGGCGTGATCAAGAAAACGAAAAATTAAATCAACCTGAGAACCATGCTTTTCTTCGAACGCCAGAGGATCCGCATGAAGCTCGTTGTGATGCTCCCGACACAGCGGTAGCGTGAAAATATCGTGAGATTTTGTCCCCATTCCGCCCTGACCATGACCAATCAGGTGATGGGGATCGTCGGCTGGCTTACCACAACACGCACACGGCTGTGTCTTCACCCAGCGTGTGTATTTCTCGTTAACCCAGCGGCGACGTTTAGGTCGTTTCATGAAAGATTCCGGAGACTCAGGATCAACGGCAATGCTGACCACCGTCTCTTCCTGTGGCGGGTTTTGCTGGTGGGCGTGAGGCAGCGGCGCAAGATTTTTTGTGCGCTGCTTCAGTATGCTGGTGGCGGTCTGCTCTCCCGGTACGATGTCGCTTTCACGGTACATTGAGCGGATTTTTTCCGCACGCAACCCCAGCGAACGACGTAATACCGCTTCCGGTAGCGCGTCCGCCACCTGATTGCGGACCGCCCACCAGGATAATTCAGCCAGCGATAATTCCCGTTCCTGCGAGCCATTCATTGCATGGCGTATGACGTCAATCATCCATGCAGACAGGTTTTGGTGAGCAAGTTGCCCGAGTGATTCGGAGGTCTGGTCGCGCAGCTGGTTGTCGCAGTGCCAGCACAACACCATTGCGCCGGTACCATAACGGTGAATGACGGTTTCACTGTGGTGATAATCGCCGTGTGGCCACTGGCAGGATTTAACATGGCGCAGTAACCAGTCAGACAATGCGCCAGCGCCACCAGCAGCACGAATCACTCGTTCGTCGCTGAAAAATGGCAGTAATGATTTATCCTCCGCCAGCGGCTGGCGAACGGCAGGAACGACCCCGGACGGCAGATTACGCATGCTTTTCGGTTCCGGCTCCACCAGTACCCGGGTATTGTGGAATACCGGCATGGATTCACGGCCCGGCTTAACGATCACCAGCCCGAGTTCCGGTACCAGAACAGGTCGAAGTAATACCCGCACGTTACCTCCAGATGCGTTGCTGGAATGTGCGGGACGGACGCGGTGGTCGTTCGGAGTAAGGAAGCCTGACGGAGATTATCCAGTGACGATAATCGAGGCTGAGGGCTTTCTTAATCTCGTATCCGTGTCTGCGGTAGCACTGAATTAGCCACTCGGCCTGTTCTTCAGTGCATGGGGGATGCTGGAACCAGTCAGATTTGAATGCGTGAAAACACCGTCCGCGCCTGCTGGCAAAGACGGCTGAATTATCAGAATTGTGTAATTTGGTATCGTGCGCCATCGGTTGTCTCTGCTGGCGCAGCAGGTGCCAGTTGTTCAGGCTGGCGTGCGAATTGTAAACCAGAATGCCAGGAAAAAACAAAACCCGCCGAAGCGGGTTAAGTGCGGGTGCGTTGAGAATGCCTGCCACATCAGAGGTGGCGAGGGATTTCTCCCTCGCCGGGTCTCTTACTCCTCAGGTTCGTAAGCTGTGAAGACAGCGACCTCCGTCTGGCCGGTTCGGATTCGTACCTCGCAGAGGTCTTTCCTCGTTACCAGTGCCGTCACTATGACGGTTAAACAGATGACGATCAGGGCGATTAACATCGCCTTTTGCTGCTTCATAGCCTGCTTCTCCTTGACCTTTCGGTCCGTAAGAGGCTAATCTCTATGTGTCGCATAGATATGGCCTCAGATTAATGTTAAGCGTCTTGCAGGACGCGTAATGTTAACTGGGGCTTTTCTCTATCTGCCTTTTGGTGTTCATGCCTGAGACAGATAGCCTCAAGCACCCGCAGTTATTCTACTTAACTAAGATTTCCCCGCAAACCGTTTTTGTCCGGCACAGTAAATATCCAACTAAACCAATGGCGTTCGCTGTATTTACCGCCAGTATTCAATGCACATGACCGCCATGAACACCCCTAAAAAAAGGGCATTTATATGTCCAAACATTAATATCAAAACATCAATTTTTTCCATATACCTTGCTGTGAAGATGATGGGCATACATGATGCGAACAACCAGAACGCAACAAACAAAAACTGCAATGCGTTTTTCATTATTCCCCCTACAATCAATGTGCAATAACATTTAAACACACCTCAATTTGGCCGGACATATAAATATCTAAACCAGAAAAAATCACTTACATAGCGTTACAAACTCTTTAGTCTAAATATTCATCGTAAAACATCCTCCACGCTTATCAGTCCATTTCGTTTCAGGTAATCCATCGCCTTCTCCGGTAATTTACAGTCCGGCTGAGCTTTTTTCAGTTGACTGACCAGTCGTTTAACCCACATTGTTAATTCGCTAACCTGATTGCCGGATGCTGGTGGATTGTCGGCTTTACCCAGAATGGCAGCGCAGCAGGCCTCTCTGAGCACCCAGTCAACAGCATCCTTCCATGCTCCTGTTTCGACTGGCGGATTCTCACGCTTTACCTGTTCATAAAAGCGCACGGCTTTAACCAGTCCTTCTGATGTCACCGGGACTGGCGGGCCGATGAATAAGGCCTGAATTTCATAGTTCGGCCTGTCGTTACAATCCTCTTTTGTCGGTACATATTTCCAGTCACCAGCCCACGGCTTCCCCTGAAAGTCTGTAACGTCTTTTTTCACGTAGCGATATCGCCATGCAACTGGTTTTGCCTGCCCTGCCGTTTCATGCCCTTCCTGATAATTAATCTCGCTCATTCATCGCCCCACTCATCACAATATGCTTCGACCGGAGTTTTTCCTGCTTCATAATCATCACGCCATGCTTCAGCATCAGCAGCACTGCCACCACGTAACTCTGCATAGTCCATTAACAGTTCATGCCATGCTTCAAAACTGACGTTGTATTTAGTTGAACCAAAATCAGCCATTTTGCTCTTCCTCTTCGTCTTTTATTTCGTGATATGAGTAATTGCAGTAGTTAAAGAAAATATCTTTTGCTTCGTCATGTATTTCATCAGGCATCGCATCATCATCCACTTCGAATTCATCCTCGAAATCTCCACCGGCTATTCCCGTTTCAATAATTATTTTAAACTTTCGCATTTAACTACCGCCCTTTCGGGCGGCCTCCTGATGTTCTGAGGGTGCAGAAATCCCTCCGGTTAAGGATTAAATTTTTAACAGAGCTAAATTTAATTATTCAGTTCTGGATTTTGTCGCCCTGCGTATCCGCGCTTTCGCGTTACGCTCAATCTGAATTAGCTTTTCTATATTTTTTCGCCTTTCCCGCTCCTCCTGGCGCAAGTGCCTTACATCATCTGCCAGTCTGGTTTCTCTTTTCGCCACAGAGAGCATCCAGTCAAATGGCTCCACAACTGCACCGCAGATTTTACAGCGGACCTGACGCTCTTTTTCGTCAACCCGGACAGAGGCGTGATGACAATATGGTCTTTCCGATGGCTCATAAAGAAAATTAACCTGATTACGAGGGTCATCCTCTTTTACCGGAAATAAAACGATATTGCTTAACTCATCCTCTGGTTTTATTTCCATGCTCCTCTCCTTTGATGCGAATGCCAGAGACGCGTAATGCGTGTTCTAGGTCAATCAGGTAAAGCCAACTGCCATTTTCTTTAGGTATCATGACATGTCGCTCATCTGCATTTATCGGGTGTCCATATCGAAGGTCGTAGCGAGTCGGTAATTGAACTTCCCGCGCTTCCAGTTCAGCAATACGCTTGCTCCCATCAGAGATAACGCCTTCGTAATACTCACGCTGCTCTTTGAGTTGTGATTTTGCTTCTTCCAGTCCATCCAGCAAATCAGCGATAATATCCGCTTCCCGATGACGGATGTGACGCTTAAACGCAGCAAGAGCCGCATCACAATCCCGTTCAGCATTTGGGCTGTCCGGGATAGCCTGATACCACGCCAGCGTCGACTGATAGTTTTGTGCTGCCTCACGAAGCGCCTCATAGTTAACCTCTCTCATTGAGCCACCTCCTGATAAATCACTGCATGCCCCAGTTTCTCCGCCAGTGCCAGCTCTGCCTTAGCGCCCGCTGACCGCTGCCAGCCATTCAGCATGTAAATCGCATCCACACAACGAATCATTGCCATGCAAATATCCATGTAGTGCGGCTGTGTCAGCCCGTCCGGAAGTACTGCCGGGTTTAAGACGGTATGCCCTTCCCGTTTCAGTTCCTCTTCCGCCTTGTGAAACGCCTCACGGTTGAAATTTTCATATCCCGTCATTGGACCGGCAATATAAACTCTGACCCTCACTCCATCACCTCCTGAAAGTTTCCCCGATAGAACGCCAGCACACGCTGCATAACTTCGCTCTGGCGGCACTCACGACAAATTATGTTCTGCCGTCTGTTGTAACGACGTATTTCTCCGTCAGGTAACTTTCGAATCAGTGTCGGGTCAGCAGCCTTCTCCGGTGTCTTACGCCATACGCGATACACCTGCTCTGATGGAAATACCCCGCAACCAGAGAGCCAGACATCACCACTGGCCGCAAGCGCACCAGATAAACGACGAATAGCGGTCTTACTGACACCCGTTTTATCTGCCAGTTGTCGAAAAGTTTCTCGTCCGCTCAGGCGCACGAATTCCACAATGCGCGCCTTCACTTCTTCCCGCTCTTCTGGTGTAAATACTTTTGCCATAAGCGCCTCCGGCAATCACTTTTCCGATACAACACGGCGGGAAGAATCAGTAATCTGTCGAACAATATCCCGGTGCTTGTTCAGCTCCCGCAGCGCGGCGCAGACTCGCTCCCACTTCTGAACATCACTTTTCGCCCTGCGCAGCGCCAGGTTTGCCCTGCGAAGGGACGGAAAAATCAGCTCATCTGCTTGCGTTTCGGTAAACGATGGCAACGGCTGCACAATGTCCGCCACAGTTTCTGTTTTAATTTCTTCCTGTGTTGCGGCTTCCCGGACTGGTAACGCAGCACCTGCTGGCTGAGGAAAGGCCTTACCATCACTTTCCGTTACCAGCGCGGCTTTCGGCTCTGCTGGTAAATTATCGCCCGGCATGCAGTAACGAAATTTACCGTTCTGATTAACGCGTGCCAGCCGCCCCGTTGCGGTTACCACCGCCAGCGTGGAAGCAACCTTGCGAGTACTGACACCGAACTTACCCGCCAGTTCCTCACACGTTTTAGCCCCATCCTGACCGATAAACTCAATCATCATGTCTGCGGTAACTTTTTGTTCGACCTCCCCGGTCAGCATATCCTGTGCTTCAGATTTTACTGGCCGCTCTTCGGTTACCCGGGATTCACCTTCGCCAGCCAGAAACCAGGTGTGACCAGTTTTATCAACGACGCCTTTTCTTTTGAGTTCCCACAGCTCGTTGACAGCCTCTTCACGACTGATTCCAAGGCGAGCTGCCACCACATGTGAAGAGGCTTTTTTCAGTGCTTTCAGTGCGTCAGATACGGTTTCCATTAAAATTTCCTCCGGACAAAATTACTTCACAACCCTCATATTGCTGACATTTGGACGCCAGCTATCCCAGTTAAACGTCACCCATCGACCACCGTTCATGGTCATGCGGTCCATAATCCTCTCACCAAGAAGCGTACTCATTGCGGCATGATTCAGGTTTGTTAACATCCCGACACTGCACAGTGATGCTGTCCGGCGATCAATTATCTGGTGCAATACCACCTGCTCGTTTTTCGTCTCCCGCTGAACGCCTATTTCATCCAGGACCAGCAAATCAACCCCGCAAAGCTCCTGTAAAAATTTTTCCCCGGATTTGCCGTTGTCGTAGCTGTCATGCAACACGCTCATGACGTCAGACACGGTGACGATAATCACGCTGCGCCCCTTCACCATCAGCCGGTTGCCCATCGCCGCTGCAAGGTGATTTTTCCCGGTGCCGGTTTTACCGCTGAACACAAAATTCGTGCACCCGGTCATCAGTTCGTCAGCTATGGATTTGGCCTGGCTCAGCGCGTATTTTTGCCCGTCGTTCTGCACCTGATAATTTGCAAACGAGCATTTGCTGTGCAGAGGCTGGATGCCCGAACGATTCAGGATTTTTTCCACCCGCAACTGGCGATTCTGGCGGTTAATCTCCTCGCTGCGTTTTCGTCCTTCAGCAAGTTGCCATTCCCGCCACTCCTCCACCGTCCGGTACGGTGGAACCGCCCCCTGTGGTGCAAGTCTGCGAATACGTTCAAGAACCCCAACTGCCGCAATGTTTTTCATGACACGTCACCCCCTGAATCCCGGCGGTATTTCAGTGTCCGGTTCAGAAATGTGATTCACGCAACGCTGCGCAGGCGAACGCCCCAGGCGGATAACCAGTTCATCCCATTTTTCCCGGAGTTTTGCCGGACTCATGATGTTTTTTACCCAGAACGAATCCCGCTGGAGACGCCCAAACATTTCACAAATTTGTCTGTGAGTTCTGCCATCCAGCATCCGCATTGTGCGAACGTCATTGGCCCATGCTGTCCAGTTGGGTTCTTTCGGTCTAGTGATCTCGCCATCATAGCTGGCCGCCTGCTCGTAAAGACTCACGATTCGTCCCCAGATCCACTGTGCGCACACCAAATCTTCCTGACTTCCCCACTGGCGTTTTTTCGCACTGAACACAACCGCGTCAGGGTGTCGGGTTAAAAAATCCTGTTCAGCCGTCTGCGGGTCCGGTTGCGAAGCGTCCGGACAAGAAGATCTTTTATCTGACGGATCAGGTTTTAATACTGACGGATCGGGGTCAATCATCGCCCCCCTAATCGGCAGTTTTTTATCAACAGTTGATCCATCAAAATTTGACGGGTCAACCGTTGAGGGGTCAATATTTGACGGGTCAACTGTTAACGGGTCATTTTTTGCCGGGCTAATTTTTCTTTTCGGTTTATATGACTCACGCGCCGCCGCCGCAGCTGCTTCGAGTTTTTCCACATTAAGCCGATAGATATTGCTTACATTACGCCCACCGACCTTACGCTCTTCCTTCGTCAGCCAGCCCTCTTTCGCCAGTTCTGCAATAGCCGATTTCACTGTGGATTCACTTCTTGCACCGATCTGACGCCGGATAGTTTCAATGGCAGGCCATGACACACCCTCGTCATTGCTGTAGTCTGCAAGACGGGCCATAACCGCCACCCTGGATAAGATCATGCCGGTGAAGGCGCACCCTTCCCAGACAAGACCATGAAGCTTGCTGCTCATAAAACCCCCGAACACCGTGCTTTTAGTGCATCACCACAGCATTCCCTGCCGGGCCGCCGCGATTCATCTGGTCATACAAAACAACCGCTGACGCAACAAAATCATCGACATCCTTCACCAGCCGATCCCTCCGTTCGACGATCTCACGGTAATATTCAGAACTGTGGCTGCGCATACGGGCCACCAGCAAAGGCGGCATCGCCTTTTCGATCGCCGGTAACAGAGCCTGCATTTTTTCAACAGCATCAGGGGTGTCTTTATCCAGCCAACGGAAAATTTTCTGGGTATTACGGGCCAGGGCTTCCGGATGGCTGTCGTCATACAGTTCCGGGAACGTCATTCCCAGCTCGAAATACGCTTTGGTAATTTTCGCAGCCGGTACTTTTTCGCCGTCCGGATGCGCCCAGACATTCATCGCCATGCGGATGTGTTCATGCTTGATTTTCATGAATCAACTCCATCAGATAAGCATGTACTACAATCACCTTCAGCATGAACTACATGTGTTTGCCCCAAACGAATGCCGCTCGCATACTCAGGCCAAATAAGCTCCCAATCATGGGGTCGTAGCTCCGCCCTACTTACTTGGCCTTCCGTCGCAGATTCGATCATAAGGGCGCGGGTTGGAGATATAGCTGTTCGTCCAGACGCCATTTGCGATAAGTAAGATGGCGATACACCAAGTCTGGCCGCGAATTTCTTAGCATCACCAACCCTTAATGATTTAATAAACTCTTTTAATGTCATACCTTCCTCGGTTTAGTGTTTTTTTGCGAGTTTAGTGTTTAATAAACCATTAAGTCAAGTATTTGCTTGTTTAGTGATTACTAAAGATAATTACCACATGCAAAAAAAAGAAATTCGCCGTTTACGTCTCAAGGAGTGGTTTAAAGATAAAACTCTGCCACCCAAAGAGAAGAGCTACCTATCTCAACTAATGAGTGGGAGAGCCTCGTTTGGAGAAAAGGCTGCCAGAAGAATAGAGCAAACATACGGGATGCCGGAAGGGTATCTGGATGCGGAATACGCAGAACAACCGGGGGTTTCTCCACCACATGCAGGGTTAACGTCTAATCAACTGGAATTATTGCAGATTTTTTCAGCCTTCCCTGAGGATGAGCAACGCCAGATAATCAGCGAGTTAAAGCAGAAAAAAGAATCAATGGAAGATCTCATAGCGAGATGGATTGCGGCGCAAAAATGCCGCCGCGCCTGAGTTATAAAACCGGAGGAAACATGAATAGAGCCCTTTCACCAATGGTTTCTGAATTTGAAACCATTGAACAAGAAAACAGTTACAACGAATGGCTGCGTGCGAAAGTAGCAACGAGCCTTGCAGATCCGCGCCCAGCAATTCCCCATGACGAAGTTGAGCGCAGAATGGCAGAACGCTTTGCTAAGATGCGTAAGGAACGGAGCAAGCAGTAAAATGTTACCCGTGTTATGGCTTGAAAGCGCAGATACCGACCTAGATGATATAACTAGTTATATTGCTCGTTTCGACATAGATGCGGCTGAACGCTTATGGCAGCGATTAAGGGGTTGTGTGCTGCCGTTATCCGAACATCCGTATTTATACCCACCAAGCGACAGAGTACCTGGCTTGCGTGAGATTGTAGCCCACCCTAACTATATAATTCTATACCGCGTAACAACATCAAGCGTTGAAGTAGTAAACGTGATCCACGCAAGACGCCAGTTTCCCTAACTTTCACTACCAATAGAAACATAACAACCGCAACGACTTTATCAAAAGCGTTGTGTTTGTTATGCCCCTCGGTTTAGTTTTTACTTGACTTAAGTTTAATGTTTATTAAACTAAAAATACCAACCCACCCCGCCCCACAGAACGCAGGGAAATACTTCGAGTTACCCGGCAGTGGTCAGGGGTTAAGTAGCCAGCCCGAGGCGTATGAACATGACGGCGGGAACACTTTGTATAACAGCGCAGCAGGTTTTTTGTTCCGCTACCCCGGCGTTAAGGGGAAATGAGGTCAACATGGATACGCTCAATCTTGGCAACAACGAATCTCTGGTATGCGGTGTGTTCCCTAACCAGGACGGCACCTTCACCGCGATGACGTATACCAAAAGTAAAACGTTTAAAACCGCAGCTGGTGCGCATCGCTGGTTAGCAAGAAACACTGACTGATGAGGTTGACGATGGAATTTAAAGATTTACCTCCTTCAATCCAGGAGATTGCAGCACACACACTTCGTCATCGTCTGAACGAACTTGAATTGGAATCGGTAACAAAAAAAGACACTGATAATATGGCTCGCAATGTGCGCGATGCGTTTACTGGGCTGTTTTCAGATACAGCTTTAAATATCCATGGCACAGAGGATACAGCAAAACAATTTGCAGAAAAAGAAGTGGAAGATCCCAGTTCAAAGAGCCAGAAACAGCCAAACAACCATGAAATTAACGAACTGCTTCTGGCAACAGGCTTCATAAATATTAACGAATATGAACGCCGTAAAAAAATGTTATCTGATTAATCCATCAAGATATCTTTTTAGCATCAGCGTTTCTACGTTATGAAGTGGTTTACTGAATTTGGCCACCTGAACAGAGGTGATATGCTCACCTCAGAACAACACAGGTGCCATAATGAAAAAAAGAAATTTCAGCGCAGAGTTTAAACGCGAATCCGCTCAACTGGTCGTTGACCAGAATTACACCGTGGCAGATGCAGCCAGCGCTATGGATGTCGGCCTTTCCACAATGACGCGATGGGTGAAACAATTACGTGATGAGCGGCAGGGAAAAACACCAAAAGCCTCCCCTATTACCCCGGAACAAATTGAAATCCGTGAGCTCAGGAAAAAGCTACAACGTATTGAAATGGAAAATGAAATATTAAAAAAGGCTACCGCGCTCTTGATGTCAGACTCCCTGAACAGTTCTCGATAATCGGGAAACTCAGGGCGCGTTATCCTGTGGCCACTCTCTGCCATGTGTTCGGGGTCCATCGCAGCAGCTACAAATACTGGAAAAACCGTCCTGAAAAGCCAGACGGCAGACGGGCTGTATTACGCAGCCAGGTACTTGAACTGCATGGCATCAGCCACGGCTCTGCCGGAGCAAGAAGCATCGCCACAATGGCAACCCAGAGAGGCTACCAGATGGGGCGCTGGCTTGCTGGCAGACTCATGAAAGAGCTGGGGCTGGTCAGCTGTCAGCAGCCGACTTACCGGTATAAACGTGGTGGTCATGAACATGTTGCTATCCCTAACTACCTTGAACGGCAGTTCGCCGTGACCGAGCCAAATCAGGTGTGGTGCGGTGATGTGACCTATATCTGGACGGGTAAGCGCTGGGCGTACCTCGCCGTTGTTCTCGACCTGTTCGCAAGAAAACCAGTGGGCTGGGCCATGTCGTTCTCGCCGGACAGCAGGCTTACCATGAAAGCACTGGAAATGGCATGGGAAACCCGTGGTAAGCCCGTCGGGGTGATGTTCCACAGCGATCAAGGCAGTCATTATACGAGCAGGCAGTTCCGGCAGTTACTGTGGAGATACCGGATCAGGCAGAGTATGAGTCGGCGTGGAAACTGCTGGGATAACAGCCCAATGGAGCGCTTCTTCAGGAGTCTGAAGAACGAATGGGTGCCGGCGACGGGCTATGTAAGCTTCAGCGATGCAGCTCACGCAATAACGGACTATATCGTTGGATATTACAGCGCACTAAGACCGCACGAATATAATGGTGGGTTACCACCAAACGAATCGGAAAATCGATACTGGAAAAAACTCTAACTCGGTGGCCAGTTTTTGTTGACCACTTCATTATTAAAACCATCAGATTTTAACATAGCTTCGATTCGCTGATTTAAATTGCCAACTAACTGTTGATACTGAGTAGATGGAAGCATGTGTACCAGCTCCTTGAGAACACAATAACATGCACCAAGTTTTAACTCCTGCTCTGACATTTTATCCTCCATTGAGGTTACTGGTTGAGAATGGAGACCTCTCGTGACAGCGTGTGGTCGTGCGCCGGACACGGATAAGAATCCGGCACTGACAGTTTACTGAAAGGATATTTCCCTGAAAAGTCAGACCATAACGCGAAAGCGTACGGCGAGGTAGCTGGTTCATAGATAGCCTGTCGTTAAATTTTCGTCGACCGTGCGCTTCCGGTTGTGGCAATCCGCGAAATGGCGCGGCGGTAAGTATGGCGGGGTTATTCCTTCCCCCGTTGAGGACACCGGGTTGTCAGGTTGACCATACGCTTAAGTGACAACCCCGCTGCAACGCCCTCTGTTATCAATTTTCTGGTGACGTTTGGCGGTATCAGTTTTACTCCGTGACTGCTCTGCCGCCCTTTTTAAAGTGAATTTTGTGATGCGGTGAATGCGGCTGAGCGCACGCGGAACAGTTAAAGCAGTAAGGCGGTCTTTTACTGGCGTAACGAGCATCAACTAACCCGGCGTTAATTGTTAACTGGTTAACGTCACCTGGAGGCACCAGGCACTGCATCACAAAATTCATTGTTGAGGACGCGATAATGGAAACGTTATTACCAAACGTTAATACGTCTGAAGGTTGTTTTGATATTGGTGTTCTGCTCAGTAACCGGGAGTTTACTGAAGATGCCATTAATATGAGGAAATATGAGCCTTATCTGCTCAATGATAATTCCATACTTTCCCGAATTGCTCTTCTTGAACTTGGTATTTTCGGAGAGCGTCAATGACTTCAGCATTTGCACTGATGATGACGGTTTTTCTTATAACGGGTGAATCACAGAATGTGATTACCGGAATTTATGCCAGTAAAGAATCCTGCCTCCAGGCAAGAGACGAGCAAAAAATTTCTGGTGAATGCCTCCCGGTAAAAAAAGTATCGCTGTACCTGAATAACGAAACACCGGCTGGATAACCCTCCAGCCATATTAACACCATACCAACGGATTAAAAATGCCAGCAATGGCAGGGATTTGTTCACCCTTAAATCTGTAATGAGGTTTATCAATGAGCACTGATAAAGAAGAATTTGCGCTATATTGCGAAGCAAAAAATGACAAAGTCAGAAAACGTCTGGGAATTAAAGGTGGTTTTTACTGGACTACAGCAAAAAAATTATCTGTTGCCATCTCCCGCTGCATTACCGCAATGGATGACAACGATTATGATGAAGACGACTTTAAAAAACCCGTTCGCGTCCATTTACCCGTTGTGAATGACCTTCCACCTGAAGGCGTGTTTGATACCGAATTCTGCAACCGATACGAAAAAGGCGGGGAAGATGGCATTACAATGGTATTTATCGCGCCCTCTCCCTCCGTGCAGGAGAAACCAGCCAGTACTGACAATACCAACGTCAACGGCGAAGACATGACGGAGATTGAGGAGAATATGCTCCTGCCGGTTTCTGGTCAGGAGCTGCCCATTCGCTGGCTTGCGCAACACAGCAGCGAAAAACCAGTAACGCACGTTGCACGGGAAGAACTTCAGGCATTACATATAGCACGGGCGGAAGAACTGCCGGCTGTTACTGCCCTGGCCATTTCTCACAAAACAAAGCTGCTCGACCCGCTGGAGATTCGCGACCTTCACAAACTGGTACGCGACACTGACAAAGTTTTCCCTAATCCCGGTAATTCAGACCTGGGACTGATAACTGCTTTTTTCGAGGCATACCTGGACGCTGATTACACTGATCGGGGTCTGCTGACAAAAGAGTGGATGAAAGGAAATCGTGTTTCGCGTATCACCCGTACGGCTTCCGGTGCAAATGCCGGTGGCGGGAACAAAACCGATCGCAATCCGAATTTAGTACACACCTTCGATGCGCTGGATGTGGAGATTGCAGCAGCCACACTTCCGATGGATTTTAATATTTATGAAATTCCGGGCAGCGTTTATCGTCGCGCAAAAGAAATCGTCCTGAAAAAAGAAAGTCCGTTCAGGGAATGGTCCGCAGCACTTCGCGCAACCCCTGGTATCCTGGACTATTCCCGCGCAGCTATTTTTGCACTTATCCGAAGCGCCCACCCTGAGTTTTATCACTACCCGGGGCGCCTTCAGGGGTATATCAATGCCAACCTGACAGAAACTGATCACGAGAATCCCACAGCTGAAACGCTCATGGCTGCCCGGCATACACCGGAAAAAGATATCCTGGAAGAAATTAACGGCGGACTGGCTGCTGAGTGCAAAACAGAAGAAGAAAAAAATGATGAAGATAACCCGCAACCATCTGGCGCAATGGCAGATGAACAGGCAACGGCTGAAACAATGGCAGCGGATACAGTTGAACATCATCAGGACCCGCAGCCGCTGGATGACAAGTCACAGGTAAAAGTTACCGCTGACGAAGTAAACAAAATTATGCAGGCAGCCAATATCAGCCAGCCTGACGCCGATAAGTTGCTTGCTGCCTCTCGCGGAGAATTTGTTGCAGGGATTAGCGACCCGAATGATCCGAAATGGGTAAAGGGGATTGAAACCCGCGATTCTGTAAACCAGAACCAGCAAGAATCGGAACAGAACGACCAGAAAGCGGAACAAAACAGCCCAAATGCGTTACAAAACGAGCCAGAAACGAAACAACCTGAACCAGTAGTGCAACAGGAACCGGAAAAGATCTGCACCGCCTGCGGTCAGACCGGCGGCGGCAACTGCCCTGATTGTGGCGCGGTGATGGGCGACGCAACATACCAGGAAACATTCGATGAAGAGAATCAGGTTGAAGTTCAGGAAAATGATCCGAAGGAAATGGAAGGCGCTGAACATCCACACAAGGAGAATGCTGGCAGCGCTCAGGATCACGCCAGCGATAGTGAAACTGGCGAGACGGCAGATCCCTTAATTACGGTGAACGGTCATCATGTTATCACATCCACCAGCAGGACGTGTGACCATCTAATGATCGACCTTGAAACCATGGGAAAAAATCCTGATGCCCCGATCATCTCAATAGGTGCAATATTTTTCGATCCGCAAACCGGAGATATGGGACCGGAATTTAGTAAGACTATCGATCTGGAAACTGCTGGCGGGGTCATTGATCGGGACACCATTAAATGGTGGCTTAAGCAATCACGCGAAGCGCAATCTGCCATTATGACCGATGAAATCCCGTTAGATGATGCACTGTTACAATTGCGGGAATTTATCGACGAAAACTCCGGTGAATTTTTTGTTCAGGTCTGGGGAAATGGAGCCAACTTCGACAACACGATTTTGCGCCGTTCATACGAACGGCAGGGGATCCCCTGCCCGTGGCGTTACTACAACGATCGAGATGTACGCACAATCGTTGAGCTGGGGAAAGCCATAGACTTCGATGCCAGAACGGCTATTCCATTCGAAGGTGAGCGCCATAATGCACTTGATGACGCCCGTTACCAGGCAAAATACGTTTCAGTTATCTGGCAAAAACTGATCCCGAGTCAGGCTGATTTTTAATGTTCAACCGTCGCCAGTTGTCGTTGATATTCTGCAACTGGCGCGTTCCGGAGTGATAGCCATGAGCGAACAGTACCTGATAACGCTCGACGAGTGGAAACCAAAACGGTTCAGTCTCCCAATAACAAACACTACCCTGGTGAAATACGGAAAACTAGGATACATCGTTCCAAGACCACAAAAAATTCGTGGGCGTTGGCTGATAGATCGCCGAGCAGTATTTGTTGGGCCTGGTGAAACGGGAATTGCGCCGGAAATTCATACTGGCGATGATGATGCACTGAAGGAGATTTTAACTCATGTCACCGAGGCCACGAAAAAACAGCACTGACGTAGCCGGTCTTTACGAAAAGTTTGATCGCAGAACTGGCAGAGTTTACTACCAGTATAAAAATCCTGTGACTGGAAAATTTCACGGACTCGGAACAGACAAAGGTAAGGCAGAAAAAATCGCTTCCACAGCCAATCAGCGAATAGCTGCAGCAGAAGCTGAATATTTCATGCGCAAAATTGATGAAAGTCCGTCAGCAACAAAACGTCGGGGTATCAGATTAAAGGCATGGGTTGATCGATATCTGAAAATACAGGACACGCGACTGAAAAATGGAGATATTGCAGCTACAACTCACAAAGAAAAAACTCGAATGGCTGCATACCTGGTTTCCCGTCTGGGAAACCACCCATTGAAAGAACTGGAAGTAAGAGACTTTGCATTAATACTGGATGAGTGGCTGGATAAAGACATGGTCAGCACAGCGAGAGTAAATCGTGGATTATGGGTTGATATTTATAAAGAAGCACAGCATGCAGGGGAAGTTCCTCCTGGATGGAATCCTCCGGAGGCTACCCGTAAACCGATCCCTAAAGTAACCAGAGCCAGGCTCACCATGGAAGACTGGCAAAAAATTTACAATGCAACGCCTGAAAAACACTTTATCCGTAACGCAATGCTTCTTGCGATTGTTACTGGTCAGCGCCGTGATGACATTTGCCACATGCGTTTTTCAGATGTGTGGAACGAACACTTGCATATCACCCAGGGAAAAACCGGAATGCGTCTGGCGTTACCGCTTACACTACGCTGTGATGCCATTGGGATAACGTTAAAAGAAGTTATTGATGGGTGCCGAGACAGAATATTAAGTCCATATCTAATCCATAGTCGGCACCAGAAACAACCGAAGCCGATGAGTAAAGACAACCTGAGCGACTACTTTGCCAAAGCACGGGATCTGGCTGGGATAATTCCACCAGCAGGAAAAACTCCGCCAACATTTCATGAACAACGCTCTCTATCAGAACGGCTGTACCGTGCACAGGGTATCGATACAAAAACATTACTAGGACATAAAGTCCAGGCAACCACCGATCGCTATAACGATACTCGAGGTCAGGAATGGGTTAAGTTGGTTATTTGA